CCTTGGACTGAGGAGTTCATGGAAGCAATGCATTCCGGTTTTTGGACTGACAAGGAGTTCTCCTTTAAGTCTGACATCCATCAGTTTCGAACTGAGCTCACCGAACAGGAACAAGAGATTATCGTAAGAACTCTTTCGGCGATTGGTCAGATCGAGGTTGCGGTCAAAACCTTTTGGGCAAAACTTGGTGAGAATCTACCACACCCGTCACTTTCCGATATGGGATATGTGATGGCAAACATCGAAGTGATTCATAACAATGCTTACGAGCGTCTTATCGAAGTATTGGATATGGAAGACATCTTCGAGGAGAACATGAAACTTGAGTGGATTCAAGGACGTGTCAAGTATTTGAAGAAGTACACTCACAGATTCTACAAGGATTCTAAGAAACAATACCTTTACGCCCTCATTCTTTTCACACTTTTTGTAGAGAATGTTTCTTTGTTCTCTCAGTTCTACATCATCAATTGGTTTGCTCGCTTTAAGAATGTTCTGAAGGATACGGATCAACAGGTCAAATATACTCGCAACGAAGAGAACATTCACGGTATGATTGGAATCAAAATCATCAACACGATTCGCGAAGAGATGCCTGAGTTGTTTGACGATGAGTTAAAAGAAAGAATTCTACATGAGGCAGATGAGGCATACAAGGCCGAAGCCAAGATCGTTGACTGGATGGTCAATGGTTATAAAGAAGAAGGACTCAACGCGAACATTCTCAAAGAATTCATAAAGAATCGCATCAATGAGTCTTTGGATCAAATTGGATTTGGGACGCCTCTCGAAGTTGATAAATTACTATTACAGAAAACAACTTGGTTCGAAGAGGAATTATTGGGTAACAATATGACAGACTTCTTTCACTCTCGCCCAACCGAATACTCTAAGAAAAACCAATCCTTCGACGAAGACGACCTATTTTGATATGACTGATTATTACTGGTTAAATGATGAGGCAAAACTTTTCCTTGAAAGAGGATATCTCCTAGAAGGAGAGTCTCCAAAACAAAGAATACTTGATATCGCAAAACACGCCGAGAAGATTCTCGGTGTTGAAGACTTTGCGGTTAAGTTTGAGAGATACATGGCACGGGGATTCTATTCTCTGTCATCTCCTATCTGGGCTAACTTTGGACGAGAACGAGGACTTCCGATCTCTTGTTTCTCTTCTTATATACCGGACAATATGGAAGGTATTCTCTATAAGGTTGGAGAAGTCGGTATTATGTCAAAAATGGGAGGAGGAACATCCGGTTACTTTGGGGCGATTCGCCATCGAGGAGCTCCGATCTCTTCGGGTGGTACTGCGACGGGTGTACATCATCAACTCTCGGTGTTTGATTCTTTGGTCAATTATGTATCACAGGGAAATGTTCGTCGTGGCTCATTTGCGGCGTATCTTCCGATTGATCATCCGGATATCGAGGAGTTTCTTCACATTCGTTCTGATGGTGATTCTATACAAGATCTTTCAATTGGTGTTTGTGTGGAAGATGAGTGGATGAAGTCAATGGTTGACGGAGACACCGAAAAGAGAAGGATCTGGGGTAAGGTAATTAAGAAAAGATTTGAGTCTGGCTATCCTTACATCTTCTACACCGACAACGCAAACAAGGGTGCTCCGCAGGTTTATAAGGACAAGGAGATTCAGATTCACAACTCCAATCTTTGTTCGGAGATTATGTTGCCCACAAGTCCAAGCGAATCCTTTGTGTGCAATCTCTCTTCCTTGAACCTTGAAAGATGGGATGAGTTAGTTGAGACCGATGCGATTCAAACAATGATCTATTTCCTTGATGCGGTCATGTCAGAGTTTATCGATAAGACCAAAGGAGTAGAGTTTATGGAACATCCAAGGAATTTTGCGATTCGTCATCGTGCTCTGGGTCTGGGTGTTCTGGGTTGGCACTCCTATCTTCAATTGAATAACATTCCCTTTGAGTCAATCACGGCTCGAGCAAAGAACAATCGAATCTTTAAGACAATCGCAAAGAGAACCCGAGAAGCATCAAAGGAACTTGCGAACCTTCTCGGAGAACCCGAACTTTTGATTGGATATGGATTGCGAAATACCACAACAATGGCAATCGCTCCCACCACTTCAAGTTCTTTTATTCTGGGACAGGTTTCTCCTTCAATCGAACCATTGAACTCTAACTATTTCGTAAAGGATTTGGCAAAGGGTAAGTTCACCTATCGCAATCCTTATTTGACAAAACTCTTCAACGAAAAAGGTCTGGGAGAGGATACTTGGAGAAGTGTTCTACAACGAGGCGGATCTGTTCAACATCTTACCGAACTCACACAGGACGAAAAGGATGTCTTCAAAACCTTTGGAGAGATCTCACAGAAAGAAATCATATCACAAGCCGCAGATAGACAATTGGCAATTGATCAGGGGCAATCATTAAACATTATGATTCCACCAAACACAAAACCAAAGGAAGTGAATGATCTAATGATCTACGCATGGAGACGAGGAATCAAGTCGCTCTACTATCAGAGAAGTGCGAATCCGGCACAGGAACTTGCTCGTTCGATCAATAATTGTGCGGTGTGTGAGAGTTGATATGGCTGGACACGAGAAACTCTTTTGTGGCAACTGTAAAACCGAGTTTGAAGTTGCATGGACAACCATTGGAGACGATGATGGAGTTGATGAGTTTGGATATCCAATGATAGACACTCCTTGTTATTGTCCGTTTTGTGCCTCGGCGGATATTGACGATCCAAGTTATTTCGTTTCGGATGAAGATGAATAAATATCTTCATGTGGCTTTATGATGATAAGGAGTTTCGAATAGAAGATAGAGGAGACGCAATTGGCTTTGTTTATGAGATACGAGATAGAACGAATGATATGCGTTACATCGGAAAGAAGAACTTCTACAGTACAAGAAGACTTCAACCACTCAAAGGGCAAAAGAGAAAACGCAAGGTTGTAAAGGAATCGGATTGGCAAGACTATTTTGGATCCAGTGATGAGGTCAAAATGTTGGTAGAAGAATCCGGCCGAGAGAGATTTGAAAGAAGAATATTGAGATTATGCGACTCCAAAGGCGAGATGTCTTATTGGGAAATGTGGTATCAGATGACGAACCACGTTCTTTTGAGACCCGATAGATACTACAACGCCTTTGTGGGAGGAAAGATTCACCGAAAACACGTACTAAAGAAATGAAAGCAACACTTGAATTCAATCTTCCGGAAGAAAGGGAAGAATTTGAAATGACGACTAAGGCGATAGACTATTACTCTCAACTTCATGAGATAGATAATTACCTTCGAAGTCTTTTAAAACACGGAGATCCCGAGGCTCAGTCGAGTAGAACTCTTGCCGAAAGAATTCGAAATATGATAGAAATTTACTAATTTTTTACACACTTTAGTATTTACAAAGGCGATCTTTTGTGGTAGAGTAGTATCATAATGGAAATGAAAAATAAATATGTTCTCACCGACGAAACTATTAAAGTCGGCAAAAAAACCCTTTATCGCATCAAGGCTCTGAAAGAGTTTAGTAATGTGAAAGAAGGAGAGATTGGAGGATTCATAGAATCCGAAAAGAATTTGAGCCACGATGGCAAGGCTTGGGTCTCTGATGCCGCTAGGGTCTCTGACAACGCTAGGGTCTTTGACAATGCTGAGGTTTCTGACAACGCTAAGGTCTCTGACAACGCTAAGGTCTCTGACAACGCTAGGGTGTTTGACAATGCTGAGGTTTCTGACAACGCTAGAATCTTTGGCAATGCTGAGGTTTATTGCGATGCTGAGGTCTATAGCAACGCTAGGGTCTTTGACAATGCTGAGGTTTCTGACAACGCTAGGGTTTCTGGCAACGCTAGAATCTTTGGCAATGCTGAGGTTTATTGCGATGCTGAGGTCTATGGCAACGCTAAGGTCTCTGACAACGCTAGAATCTTTGGCAATGCTGAGGTCTTTGACAACGTCAAGGTATTTAATTACGCTAAGGTATGTGACAACGCTAAGGTATGTGACAACGCTTGGGTCTATGACAATGCTAAGGTTTCAGGCAACGCTGATGTCTCTGGCGACGCTAGAATCTTTAGGGACGCTTTGGTCTATGGCAAAGCTAAGGTTTCTGGCAAGGCTGAGATCTCTGAGTAATTAAATTAGTAATATGATTATAATCGACTATAGTGGTATTGCGGTTGCGGCCGCATTTTCTCAAAAACAACCGGATCAATTGGATCAAGGATTGGTTCGTCATATGATTCTCAATTCGTTACGAATGCACAATGTGAAGAATCGCGATAAGTACGGTCGCATGGTCATTGCTTGTGATAGTAGTTCTTGGCGTAAAGAAATCTATCCTCAATACAAAGCAGCTCGAAAGAAACATCGTGATTCATCTGGATTAGATTTTAAACGTTTCTTTGAACTTGTTAATACAGTTAGAGATGAGATTAAGGAGAACTTTCCTTATCCGGTAATTCACGTTGATCGTGCCGAAGCTGATGATATCATCGGAACACTCGTTTTTGAGTCACAGGAGTTTGGACACCATGAAGAAATACTGATTGTTTCTTCTGATAAAGATTTTCTTCAACTGCAACAATTCTCTAACGTTCAACAATATAGTCCGGTTCAACGAAAGTTTTTAAAGTGTGACAATCCACATCGATATCTATTCGAACATATATGTAAAGGAGATTCCGGTGATGGTGTGCCAAACGTATTAAGTCCTGATAATACCTTTACTGATGAGCTTCGTCAAACTCCACTTCGA